GATTACTTGGACCCGTATTAGGAAGATTACAATCTGAATTATTAAAACCTCTAATCGATAGAGCCTTTAATATTTTACTTCGAAAGAATCAATTTAGAGATGCACCTGATTTCTTATCAGGTCAAGATATAGAAATTGAATATGTATCACCATTAGCTAAAGCACAGAAATCCACAGAGTTACAATCAATAATGAGAGCTATTGAAATTATGGGAAGTTTAGCTAATGTAGCTCCTGTGTTTGATCACGTGAACATGGATAATCTTGTAAGACACTTAACAGATATTGTTGGTGTTCCACAAAAGATTTTAAAACCAAGATCACAGATGAATGCAGAAAGACAACAGAAGCAACAACAACAGGAGCAAATGGCACAGATGCAACAACTTCAACAAGTAGCAGACGCAGGAAATTTAGAAATGGTTAATGAACCTAATAAAGATATGAGTGGTGTTGCAGATGATGTACCTAGACAATTAAATGACGGTGATTTTGTAATTAATGCACCGGCTATGGATATGGCAGGTAGAGGTGATATAGAAAGAATGGTTACAAAAGCTGTAATAGAGTTACAAAGAAAAGGTGTTAAACTTGATTTTGGCCAAACGGCAGAGGATGTAGATTCTACTGTACAAGCTTTAGTTAGTAATAAAGAAATGATTATTCCTAAAATAATAGCTGAACAAATAGGGTATGATAGATTAACAAAAATAAATAATAGAGGCAAAGAAAGAGTTGAAGAAATTGCAAAAGAAAGAGAACAAATACAACAAAACCCAACTCAACCAAATCCTCAAGGTATGATGGCAATAGGTGGTCAAGTAAATTTAGATGAAAATAAAAATCAACCTATAGCTGTACCTCAAGAAAGTTTTTCAGGACAAAGTTCAGTAGGTAGTAGATTACTATCTCCTATGTCTCCAGAAGCACAAGATGATGAAAAAGAATTAACTAATAGGTCACAAAGTTTTGAAGGGTTTTTAAAACCTATTAAATTAAATCAAGGAGATAAAGTAAAAAAAAAAATCCCGTTACCAGTAGACGCTAATAATTGGTTTAGTATTCATAGAAATCCCGGCGTAGATTGGGAAGGAAGAAAAGCTGAAGGTGATAGAAAACATACAATAATAGAAGAATTTTATGACCCAACTGATAGTGTAAGGGCTGTATATCGTATGTTAATGTCTAGAAGTTTACGAACTAATCAAGATGGGTTTATTTCAATAAAAAATTTATTTGATAAAAATGATGAAATGGGGTCTTATGCAAAAGATATTACTCCTTACATGAAAACTTTAAAAGATTTTGGATATACAGAAGATAGTGTTATTGATTTAAAAAACCCAGAAAGCACACTTAATTTTTTAAATTATTTAGCAAATATAGAAATTGGAAGAGATTATTACAATAATTCGATGGATAAAAAAATGACAGAAAATGTAATTAGAGAAGGAATTACAAAAGGATACGATTCTATATTAAATGATAAAAATTATAAATACAAAGAACAGTTCAATACTATGATAAATAAACCTAAAATTTCTATAGAATTTATGGGTAATAAAGAACCATCTCAAAATATGTATGGTGGTATGCTATCAGTAAATTAAAAAGTTTCCTAACGTAAGACTTAGGATTAGTACAAGGCTACTTATACAATCGGTATAACCCCAGTGTACTCAACAACCAAAAATGGCTACTCACAAATTTGTGACCCCATAGGAGGAAATAATGGCTCAAGCAAAAGCTAAAGAAGCAGAAATACAAGAAAAACAAGATGTGGTTGACGAACAGGCCCCAACAATGTATCAAAACCCTTATCGTAAGGATTTAGATAAAGAAGTTGAAGACCCTAGACAAGCTGTAGAGGACACCAAAGAAGAGGCTACTCCTCAACAAACAGGTTTTATTAACAATGAAACTCAACCAAACCATGATTACAAAAAAAGATATGACGACCTTAAATCGCACTACGACAGAAAGCAAAATGAAAATAAGCAGAAAGTTGAAGAGCTAGAGGCTAAAGCTAGACTTGCTGAAAAAGATAAAGCAATGGCAGGATATACTCCGCCAAAGTCTGATAAAGACCTTGAACAATTTAAAAAGAAATATCCAGATGTGTATGATGTGGTAGAAACAATATCTCAAAAACAAGCATCAAAACAAGTAGAATATTTACAAGAAGAAGTAAAATCTCTTCGTAAGCGTGAAGAAGACTTAATTGTACAAAGTGCTTATAGAGAATTGGTGAATGCTCACCCAGACTTTATTGAATTAAAAGATTCACAAGAATTTATAGATTGGTTGAATACTCAACCTGCATCTATATCAGATGGTGTAACTAAAAATAGTAAAGATTCTAAATGGGCAATTCGTGTTGTTGACTTGTACAAAGCGGATAATGGAGTAAGTAAGAGCAGACCAAGTTCGATTACTAGTGCGGCTCAGAGTGTGACAAAGACAAAGGCCAAGTCTGTAAATGTTTCTGGCGACACTAATAAGAAAATTTGGAAACAGTCCGAAATTCAAAAAATGAGTGCAAGGACTTATGAAAAGTTCGAGAAAGAGATTGATATTGCTTTTAAAGAAGGGCGTGTTGATACTCGAGCTTAATAACTTAACCTTATAGGAGAATAATTATGGCGATAAGTGCATCAGCAGGTTATGACAACTTACCTTCGGGTAATTGGCTACCGGCGATATATTCGCAAAAAGTTCTCAAATATTTCCGTAGAAGCTCTGTTGTTGAGGGTATCACTAACACTGATTATGCGGGAGAGATTGAGAACTATGGCGACACCGTAAAAATTATCAAAGAACCGACAATTTCTGTCGCTTCTTACACAAAAGGTCAAACTACTAATTTACAAAATCTTGCTGACGACCAAGAAACTTTAGTCGTAGATACAGCTAACTATTTTGCATTTAAGGTAGATGACATTGAAGAAAGACAATCTCATGTTAATTGGGAATCTCTAGCTACTTCTTCTGGAGCTTATGCTCTTAAAAGAAAATATGATAGAGATATTTTAGAAACTATTTCTACTACTTCTGGAATTAATGCAGGAACAGCAGTAACTGCTAACACAGGTGACTTAGCTCACAGTGTTATCGCAGAAGCGGCTCGTCTATTAGACGACCAATCTGTACCAGAAGAAAATAGATGGTTTGTAGCACCTCCAATTTTTTACGAACAATTAGGTGCGGCGGCTTCAAAAGTTATGGACATGTCTGTAATGGGAGGCGGTCAATCTCCATTAACTAATGGATTGGTATCTGACATTACAATTTCTGGTATGAAATTGTATAAAACAACTGCGTTAAATAGGTCTGGAACAGATATTATTACAGTATCTGGTACTTCTAATGCTTTTTTCTGTATGGGTGGACACATGTCTGCTTGTGCAACAGCTTCGCACATTGCGAAAACTGAAGTAGTTAGAGACCCAGATTCTTTTTCTGACGTAATTAGAGGATTGCATGTTTATGGTGGTAAGGTCTTGAGACCAGAAGCTATCACTAGAACAGCAGTTGTCTTAACATAATAGGAGGTTTAAATGGCAACAGTAAGTAAAGTAACTGGCGGAACAGCAGGTCATCCTTCTACAAGAAGAAAACCTTATTACGTTGAAAACACAATTGATAACTCATTGTTTGACCCTGCGTCTGGTGACATTATACAAGCGTTAAATGTACCGGCAGAGACATTAGTTATAGCGGCAGGACTAGAAGTGCTAACTGCATCTTCTTCTTCTGTAACAATGGACTTAGGTATTACAGGTTCTACAGCAGGACACCACGACCCGGATTGTTGGGTAGATGGTTATGATGCTACAGGAACTGGTCTAGCTCCAATGGATGCTGTCGATGCGGCGGCAATGTTAGTTGTTAAAACAGCAGACACTATTGATATTTTAACTGGCGGTGCACAAGACACTGCGGGTAAAGTAAGAGTGTGGGCAGTTATGTGTGATGTAAGTGGTTCAGATGAAACTGCTTCTAATAGCTCATAAGATAAATTAAATTAAGGGGGCTTATGCCCCCTTTTTATTAACCATAGGGAGTTTTTAAGGATTAATTATATGACAAAATGGAATATGATAGATAAACAAACAACTTCAAATGGAAAAGTTATTTCAACTGGAGAAAAAGCTACACCTCTATTTGATGATACAAATACAAAAGAATTAGAAAATAAAGTTAATAAATTAGAAAATAAAGTTGATAAAATTTTAAACATATTGGAGAAAAAAATTGATTATACCGTGTGATTGTGGAAAAGAAATAGAATGTACATGTACGCCGTGTATTACATGCGGTGCATTAAGAATTAGTGATTGTGTTTGCCCCGAGGAGTGCGATTCCTGTGGTGCTTAAAAAAATAAAAAATACAAAATATAAGACTAAGTTAAAAGAAAAAGTAACTAAACCAAAAGTTAAACTAAATTGTATAGGTTATCCAGAAGATGACCCTTATGGATTAGCGGCGGCTTTTTGGACAATATTTACTAAACCAAAAGGAGATAAAAAAAATGTCTAAGCCCGGATTATATGCCAATATAAATAAACGTAAAAAAGAAGGAACGTCTCGTTCTAAATCAAAATCAACTATATCACCAGAAGCTTATGCTAATATGCAAGCAGGGTTTCCTAAAAAGAAAAAAATGTATGGTGGTAAAATGAAAAAAAAGAAAATGTTATTGGGTGGACAAGCTAAGTTAGATGTAGCAAAACCTAAAGGTAAATTAACTGAGGCTGATTTTAAAAAGCTTGGCAATAAAGGTAAAATGTATGGTGGTAAAATGAAAAAAACTACTAAAAAAATGTATGGCGGTAAAATGCATATGAATAAAAAGAAAAGCAAATAATGAAAGGCGTAAAGCATTACACAAAAGATGGTAAGGAGTGGAAAGGTAAAACACATAAGCATAAAGATGGAACTTTAATGACTGGTGCTACTATGACAAAAAATAGTAAAAAATTATTTCACTTTAAAGATTTATCTGCAAAAGCTAAAAAAATAGCGAGAGGTTAATGGTTGCTAAAAAATATCAAAATCCTAAAGGTGGATTAAACGAAAAAGGAAGAAAACATTTTGAACGTAAAGATGGTGGTAATTTAAAAGCACCATTAAAATCTGGAACTAGTCCTAGGCGTGTTTCATTTGCATGTAGATTTGCAGGAATGAAAGGGCCTATGAAAGATTCTAAGGGAAGACCTACAAGAAAGGCATTAGCATTAAAAGCTTGGGGTTTTGGAAGTGTTGGTGCGGCATCTAAATTTTGCCAAACTCATAAAAAATCTTGACAAAACAAGGATTTAGTGTATAATATATAAAGGGAGACATGGCTACAACATATTTAACATTAGTAAATAATGTATTAAACGAACTAAACGAATCAGAGTTAACATCTACTACTTTTTCAAGTAGTCGTGGAATACAAACATCTGTTAAAAAGTTTGTTGTAAAAGCTATGCATGAGATATACAATAGTATATCAGAAATACCAGACTTATATTTATCTACTACACAAGATACTTATGCAGGTCAAAGAGAATATTCTCTTCCTAGTTCTGCATCTCCACAAAGCACAGATTTGCCTTACAGAAAAATGGATTGGCAAACTTTTAGATTAGTTCCTAAAGAATTAGTTACTAACGGAGAGTTTACTAGTAACATAACTAATTGGACTACAATTGCAGGTTCTGGTAGTGCCGCTTATAATAGTGGTGGTAATGGTAGAGCTAGACTAAATGATTATGCTATCTACCAAGCTATATCTACTGTAGTAAATAAAGATTATCGAGTACAAATAAGAGTTTTTGATTCTAATAGTGTAGGACAAGCATTAAAAGTACAAGTTGGTACAGCCGCAGAAGGCACACAAAATTTAAGTACAACTTTAACAGTTTCTGATTATGGTGCAGGAGCAGTGTTAGACACAACTTTTACTGCAACAGCACAAACAAGTTATATAACATTAAACAATACAGTTACAACAACTAATTTAGACGTAGATTATGTAAGGATATCTGAAAACATACCTGTAAGAAAACTAAACTATATAACATATGACCAATACAATCGTATGTATTTAGAAAGAGATTTAACCAATAATTCATCTTCTTATGGTACACCAGAAATAGTTTACGCAACACAAAATAAAAAATTTGGTTTATCACCAGTTCCAGACGCAAGTAATTACACAATACAATATGAATACTGGAAAGTTCATACTGATTTATCAGCACATGGTGATACAATGGATTTAGACGATAGATTTAAAGGTATTATAATTAATAGAGCAAAATATTATGCTCATATTTTAAGGTCTGATTTACAATCGGCACAACTTGCTGATAGAGAAGTTAAAGAAGCTTTAAAAGCTATGCGAGTAGAATATATTAATAATGCTTCATACATGACAGACCATAGAGTTAATCATGGGGGTCGTGTAGGTTCTGGAGTATTTTAATGCCATATACAGGTATGCAAAAACCTATGGTAGTAAGTTGCTCTGGTGGCTTAGTACTAAACAAAGATGTTTTTGCTATGCATCCCGGAGAAGCTTTACAACTACAAAACTTTGAACCTAGTATTGAAGGTGGTTACAGAAGATTAAATGGAACTACATTATATAACTCAACAATAGTTCCACAAGTTTCGGCTTCTACTGAAAGAATACAAATGTCTGCTATATTTAATGATTTAATTATAGCGGCTAGAGGTGGCACAGTTTATACTGGGTCAACTTCTGGAAGTTGGACATCAAGAGCAACAAGTAAAGGCACTACAAATACTTATGATTTTGATAAATATAATTTTGATGGTAACGATAAAATAATTATTGCTACAGGAGAAGCGGCAGCATTTACTTTAAATACAAGTTACTCAGAAGATATTATAAATGCAACAGGTGGTGGTACTGCACCAACTAATCCTAAATTTGTAAAATCATTTGCAAATCATATGTTTTATGGTGGTATGTCTGATGCAACATCTACTTTGCAGTTTTCTGGCCCTTATACAGAAGATGATTTTGATACTGGTGGTGGTACAATAATTATGGGTGATGTTATTACTGGGTTAAAAGTATTTCGTGATGAACTTTTTGTATTTTGTGAAAGTAGTATATATAAAATAGCAGGTACAAGCTCAAGTAACTTTGCAAAAGCCGAGGTAGCAAAAGGTATAGGTACATTAGCCCATCATTCAATACAGGAGATAGGTGGTGACATTATATTCTTAGCGGCAGATGGTATTCGTACTATTGCAGGTACAGCAAGAATTGGTGACGTAGAACTAGG